TGAGTGCCGCCAGAAACATCAGGAGCAGAAATAGAAACAGTGGCTGAAATATATCCAGAACCACCAGAAGAGAGAGCAATACTTTGAATACTATTTGAAACTGCAGTGGGAGCAGATGAACCAGTAGTTCCTGATTGAAGAACAGTATATAATCTGTTTGAATAATAATATTGTGTACCAGTAGTTACTGCAGTAGAAGCAGTCCAAAGATTACCAAAAGTAACAGCTGGGACTACTGGATAATTATATCCTTGATTAGTAATTTGAACAGAAGATACTGATGTTCCACTCATTAAAGCTACACCAACAAAATCGTCTTGGTCAGGACCACCACCGTAGTATCCTTCTTCACCACCATACAGCGATCCATCATTAATATCTTGAATATTTACTGAAGGTGGAGCATTATAACCGTATCCGCCAGAAGTAAAGTTAAAATCGTAGATACTACCATTTAAAGTAATACTTGTAACAGAACCAACAGTTACGTTAACAATACCAGTTACAGTTGTTCCAACATACTCAAGAGCAGCAGTACCATTCTGTACGATACCAGAAGTATGAATAGGAGCAGGAGATGCTAAAATACCTGTTTGTGTTGCTAGATATTGATTAATACCGTATGTAATATATTGACCAAGAAGAACTTGATTTCCTGCAACCCAAGCAGAAGCTGATGGGTACGGTGGGGATGCTGATAGAGTAGCTCCACCTGTGTATCCAGTTCCTGGATTAGTAATAGTTGTATTAGTAATTAAAACAGGATCGCTTGCTCTATATCCATCACCATTTGATGTAATGTTAGCAAAGGTATAACCAGAACCACCAGATTGAACACCAATATTTAAAATTTGACCATTCTCAAAGAACTGATCAGTTAATGCATTAACAACTGGCATGTAAGCATCAGTAAGGAATTTGTTACGTAAAGCGATAGGAACGCTATACATATATTTCCACATATAACCATCAGGCATAATAACTGGGTCAACAACAGTACCAACTGGTTGGTATGTTGACACCACATTGTTATTATTATCAAGACATTTATAAACATTGTAATCTGTTGTAATTACAACAGCATTAATATCCTCAACTCTTTGTGCACCTGAAGGTGCAATAGTGACAACTGCTGTGGCAACAGCAGTAATACTTGCGCCAGAGCCACCACCACCAGTAATAGTTACTGTTGGGATAGAAGTATATCCTATTCCTCTGGCGGTAAGAGTAATTCCAACAATTTGTCCACTAAGAACAGTTGCAGTGGCAGTTGCACCAGAACCACCACCACCAGTAATAGTAATTGTAGGAGCAGTTGTATATCCATAGCCACCTGAAATTAAATTTAAACCTTGGACTTCTGTACTATATTGAGTATCGTACATATCGTAAACTGTACCAGAAGTCCAGTTTACTCGAGGGATTACATATGAAACATCAGTTGAATTGATTTGTTTCATAGTAATAATTTGATCACGAGTAGAAATTTCGTAGTCAGCACTATCAACAGGAGCAGGAGGATTTGTTGGATCTGGCCAAGCCGAAGGTGGCAAAGCCTGTCCCAAGAAATAATAATAACGAGATGTGTTGTTCTGAATCTCCGTATACAATAATTTTGCTACGGAGTTGTGGATTTCAGATTTTAATAGTGCTGGCATTTAATCTACCTAAAATTAACTTACTGTGATTGTCCAAGTAATAGCAACTGTATCGCCTGCAGCTTTGTTAACAATAGGGAAAGTTGTGTGGCAAAGCATTGTACCAGAAGAACTGTTATTAAAAATACCAGCTTCTTGTAGACCACCAGTACCAGTACCAGCTGGGAAAGATGCAGTATATGTGATAGCAGTTGAAGCAATAGAGGCAGAAAACAATGCAACACGACCAGCTTCAGTTCCTAATGTTGTATCACCAACAGCTGGAGATGTTGAAGCAGTACCAACAGCCATATATGACATCAATGTAACACCACCAGTACCACCAGCGTCAACTAGCATACGTGAAGCAATCCATGCTTTACCAACAGTAACTACCAAGTTTTTTACTTGGCGTTCGTCTTTTTTATTACCTTGTTCATCAAAAACAACAATATTAACGTCGCCTTTAATTTTTAATCCATTTTCTTGTAGTTCCATAAAATTCTCCTGTTTTAATTACTCATTGATGTTGGAGATCCAACATAATAACCTGAGTCGTTTGTAAAATATCCTGGTATTGCGAATCCATTTAAGTCTATATATCCTGAACTTGCCAGTGACACACTAGAAGACGATTGGTTTGTTACATTAGTTGTATAAACTAATTGTGGGTTTGTTCTATTTAGGTTAGTTCCAGTTGTATCAGATAAAGATTGAGTTTCTGCCAATGCTTTACCAGTTGCTATTCTATTAACAGCATCTGTCATTGTTTGTGTATCTAAATTTAACTTACCAAATGTTTTATTAGTTATTCCATCAGCCAATGATTGTGTGTCTGAGACTACTTTACCAGTATATTTGATTGCTAAATCAGATAATGATTGTGTATCATATAATGGTTTATTAGTAAGTATTCTAGTAAAATCAGCCAATCCCTGAGCATCAGTTAATGGTTTGGTTGTAAATAATTGAGCATATTCATGCATTACAACACTATCACTAAGATTCCCATTAAGAATTTTAAAAATAGATTGTAATTGAATACTCAAATTAAATGTATTTTGAACATTGTATTCACCGAACATAGCCAAACCAGCTGGATGAATCAAATTCTTAACAGCTGTTTTATACGTATCTAATTTCTCATCAATCTGAATTACATATGAAAATGGTTGGTAGTAACGACTATCTTCAATATAAATGGCATCATCTAAGAAACTTGCATTTGTTAACCAATATCCAGGATAAGATGCGATTGAACCAAGATTAATTTGTAAAAGTGCAGATGTATACTCAGAAGTAGCAGCAGTTGCTTGCGCAGATGTTAATCCAAACTGAACAATAATTTGACCAGCATATGTTGGATCCCATGCCATAACAGAAGCATTTTGTGCATACTCATAATCTACTTGGTTAATAGTTCCACTTTCAGCAAAACCATTTGTAAATTCAGAAATACCAAGATTATATGTTGCAACATAAACACCAAATCCATTTAATGACTCAGTAACACTTCTTGTTAATTGAACTCCAGTTGTTTGTGCAACTGCATTAGTTCCTGTTGTTGATGAAATTGTTTGTATAAAATTAGTAGTATAATTTGTACCAAACTGAATAAATTGAGCCTGAGATATACCACCATTAGAATCTACCGCTGAAACTTTTAATTGAGTACCAATTCCATTGAAGTTTGTAATTGGATATACATCACCAACTTTAAATCCAGTTCCTGGTTCAAGAATTTGTAAAGAAGATGTTGTTGGTAAAATCGTACCAGAAAAACTTATACCAGCTTCTTTATTTTCATAACGAACGATATCGCCAATTTGAATATCTCCAAAGAATCTTCGATCAATAAGATATTCATAAATTGTTGAGGAAATTTCAATGCCACGTTCTACTTCAACCTTTACATTTTGTCTACCCTGAACTGTAACTTGAGTAATCTTATTATTTGAAATAATTTGAACGATTGCGCCAACGATATCGTCTGGATTTCCAGAATTAATTTGAACAAATAATGATGTATCTTGATTCCAAGTATTATCTGATGGTCGAAGAACTTGAGTTGATGGGTAAAATACGCTTACTTGTTTACCATAAATTAATTCAAATAATAATTTTACAGCGGATTCAGTTCCCTTTGCATTATAAAGATCTTTAACACGCTTCATCAAGAAACGCTGATCTACTGCAGAATTTAATGGAAATTTAGAAAGAAGTTCATCTCTGAAGTATACCAGAAATGAATCAAGGGTAGTATCAACATCTCTTAATGTGGTAATATCAAGCTGAGTTGTTTCAAGATAATCGTAATATGCTTGAAGAAATGATACGAATGTTCCATATTCATTCCTTACAAATTCAGGAAGCTGTTGTGGAACTAGAGTTGATACTTTAGGTTTGGTAATCATTACGCAACTGTACTAGGTGTAAATGTATAGTTATTTCCGCCACCAAGAAAACCAGAGGCAGTTGGATCAGCAAGAACATTAACTGTTAAATTTGCCATGTCTATTTGAACATACTGAGATAAAGCGGAAACGACATCATTTGATAATGGTTTAATTGTAAAATATAATGATTGATCATATAAAGTTGAAATTGTTAAATTCTTTACATCAATATAACCAGTTGAATAATTAACAGAACCAATTGTTGCATTGGCGATAACTTTAGATCCATCTGGACCATAATAGAATAAACGAATATTACCAACACCATCGTCATCAAGATAATAAACATTTGTGCTTCCAGGGATATAGAAACCACTGCTTAAAATAGCATTATCAGGAGTTCCAGTTTCACGAATTGGATTGATTAGGTTGATAATATATTCTGCAGAAGTATTATATTGTGGGTTAGCGATTGCTCTTTGAAGAACTAGAGTCGTAATATTATTTTCAATTGCTGGATCAGCAGCATCAATTAATTTACTTAATTTAGAGAATCTAAACACACCATCAAAATTTTGTAAATCTGAATTATTGTAGTCATTAACCACATTTGTAATTATAGTTGCTAAATCTGATGGTGATTTATTTGTAATTTGATTATTATAATATGCAGTAATTGTAAGTTCAATGTTGATCGCATCTGGATCAACAATATTTGTAATTACAGAAACAATACCACGTGGCTTAATAACATCGGTGATAATATCCATTTTCTGTAGATCAGTTAAAGCAGAAACATTATATGGTTTAATACAAACATAAACTTGACCATAGACTGGAGGAATGTTATCTTCACCACCCCAAACAGAAACTGATTGCGCCTCAGGTACGTTTGCGTAGATTATTGATTTATAATCATCAGTAGTAACTGCGCGATTTTGTGACGAGTAGAATTTTGGAGCATTAAAACGAATGCTATCAATTGTTTCTGGTACAGATCCACCAACAGCGGAAGATAATGTAGTTATAGATACAGTTGCGCCACTCAATATTGTGCCACCATTAAATGAGAAAATATTTGCTCCATTTGGTGCATCTAAGCTAGAAACAAAATAATTTACATAAACTAAATTACCTGGAGATAAAGCAACCCCCAAATTACCATCACCAAAATCAATTTCATAAACACCATCATCCATCTCTATAACCCAATAAACAGTAGATGTTGATCCAACATTAACTAAAGTATCTGCTGGTTTAAAATATGTATATACTGAAGAGTTTTGATTATCTTGAACAGTTATATTCAATGTGTTTAAATCAGCATTCGCATTTGGAATTGTTATAATAGTACCTGTATTATATGTATAGGTATTTGTAATTGGAACACCTTCAGTTATAGTAACATTTGGAAATACAAATGTAAGTCCAGAAGAAGAAGCAGTAACTGCTTGCTCATTAAAGAACGTATATGTTGTTCCATTTACATTAGTTGTAAAAGAACTAAATGCTGGTAAAGTTAATGCTGCTGGCACATTCGTTCCAGTCGGAGCAGTAACTGTAATTGTAACTTGAGCAGTTGCCGATGTTGCTGAACGAGGACGATATCCAAGCATCTTAGACAAAGAAACTACACTATTACGTTTTCTTGCTGAATCAAGGAACATCTCGTTAACTGCAAGATTATTGTAAAGAGCATTATAATGAGTATTATATGCCAACACATCAAGTAGAACTGATAATGCGGAACCTTCAAAATTATAATCTTGAAACTGGGTTTGACCCTGTAAATATGTAATTAAATTTGCTTTGATATCATCAAAGTCTAAATCTGTTGTTGATATTTTTTGGTTATTAGACATTATCGAGATCTTTGTAATGTTAGGTCTAGAGATTGTGGTTGGTTAGTATTTAAAATTGTATATTCAAGAGTAACATAGACAGAATAGCCATCGTCAGATAAATTTACAATTATATCAGTTAAATTCACACGTGGTTCATAATTAGCAATAGTATTGGCGATGGCTTGTTTAATCATTGCTCCAACCATTGGAGAAGCTGGTTCAAATAATAGACGCTTAATTGGGCTCCCAATTTCGCTATGAAATGGTCTTTCATAGAAAGAGGTAAGGATTAAATTCTGAACAGCAGCTTTTACCGCATAATCGTCCAAACGAAGTGCGATATCCCCAGTCACTGGATTGGGGATAAAATTAAAGTCTATATCAGAAAATGTTCTTGTATTTATTGGCATATTCTTATTTAGGTTATTCTATAAACGAATTAGAGGATCCTGCACCAATTGCATCCCCATCTGCTAAATCATCACCAATTCTTGCTGCTAAATTCCCTTCTATATAAGTTTTACTCGCCCCATGTGTTGGATAACGAGAACTAGCAGGGTGGGTTGTGTGCGCATCTGAATGGGCTGCCCACTCACACTGAGAATTAACTACTCCAGCTAAAATTCCATTAAAAAATGTTTTTTGTACAGGGGTCGTAATCATTAGCGTTGGTGGCCAATCTCCATGGCCAGTTGAATTATCACCTAATCTAGTTACTGCTGGCATATGAAACCAACTCCTTTAAAGCAATTCTACCTGTATCCCAGTTTAAATCTTTACATTGGGCCACATAAATTTGGGTTGAAATTATAACATTTGGGTTTGATGGATCATAAGCAGTAGCAGTAAAAGTAAAAGTCCTAGTTCTAGTTGGATCTGGAACATAAGCGATAACTTCGTGTAAAGTATTTTTATTTACTGCGTTAAAAACACTTTCTCCTGATGTTAATGTGTTTATTGTTGTTATATTACCCTGATGATCTCTTGTTGTAAGAGTGTCATTAAAACAAGGTCCAAAATATCCTGAAATTGATGCAGAAAGACCATTTGTTATATTAACTGTAGATGGATCTACTTGTTGTGGAGTAATAGTAACTGCTCTGTAAGTATAAGTATCTGGACCAGTTAATCCTGTAGTTGGATCAACTGTTCCTGCTTGATCATCATAGTATTGAATACTATAATTAAATGTTCCCATTTCTGTAGTGGAACCAAGATCAGTAGAAGCTGGAACCCAAGGCATATTATACCTTCTGCGGAGGAGCAGCACCATCAGTAAGTAAAACAAACCCATTTGGAATACCAGCAGAATTTCTTTGATAAACTTTATCGTTAGACATTGTAAAAGCCCATTTTAGATTACCTTTTTGCTTATATGACAAATGCATCCAAACTTGATCTTTGTATCTATACTCTAATATAATTTGATTATAAGGAACTAATGCTTCAATATTTTGAATCATATTATAAGTTGCATTATATCTGTCTGGTAAAAGTAATGCAACATCTGCTGCTTGTCCTTTACAGTGATCAGATAATGGAGACTCTTGAGGTACAACACCCTTTAAACGATAACCAGATGTAATTGTCCATTGGTTTCCATATCCACCAATTCCACCTGGAAGAACAGATAACGCTGGCTCCAAAACATTTTGGCAAAGAATAGCAAGATTTGAAACGATTTCTTGAGTAGTATAAACTCTCAATGGACCACCTTTAACATCCTGTAATTCTTGATCTACTAATTTGTGTTTTCCTTGAATTCCACCATAAATTAACATCCCAAGAGAAAAATTCGGAGATAATCTAAAATCGTTTGTGAAATTAGTAGTACTTTGTATCTTTGATGTATCAACAGCAACAGTATTATTTGAACCGCCAGTCGTAGGTGTGTTCGCAGAAGTATCTACAGATGGACTTGGTGGATTTGGAACACCATTAGTTTGTGCTTGGTTGTTTGCGAATGCTCTTCCCTGTGGTGTATCATAATCTTGTGGGGTTTCAGCTGCGGCATAATTTTCAACAACACGATCTGGTGGAGATAACTCAGGAACATCTGGATATAATGGCACACCAGCAGTTGGTGCTGGCAAATCAATTGATTCAACAGCATTGGCACCATTACCAAACTGACCAGTAGAATAGTCTGCATATAATGTTCCACCAGCAAGGATATTCATATCTTCACCAGAATTAATATTTACTCCAGAATCAGCTAATTGATTAATATTCGCAGCCTCAAGTGTAAAATCTCCACCTGCCTTAATTTGAACTGCACCACCAACAGCCAAAGTAAAGTCATTGGCAACACCAGCTGATAGATTATTACCAACTTGTAAAGTTGCGTCGCCTTCTACTTGAATATTCGCATCAGACTGTGCGTATATGTTTACGTTACCAGCAACAGTTAAATTACAGTCGCCTTGTACGTGAACATAATTATTTCTAAGCATAATGGTATATGTTTCACCATTAATGAATGTAGTTTTTGATCCATTTGGGTCAATTTCTTCATACGTTCCAGCACGATGGTAAGTATGAATGCGTTCTTGGCCAGGAGTATCATCAAATTCCTGAATGTGACCAGATTCTGTTTCCATAACTTTATTATATGGATACTGAGCACCAAAAGCAGAAAGTGGTTGACTCCAAGTTCCACTACCCATTGGCAGAAGAATTCCTTGATCTCTGGTGCTATCTTTTAATTCAACAACAGTGCCTTTAATAATACCACGAGCAAGACGATTAGTGTCTGGTTCATTTACATAATCAGGAAGGGGATACTTATTATTTGGATCTCTAAAGCCAGTATTATCAGTTCCACGTTTAATACTTTCTTGTGATGGACCAGGAGTTACTGGGGCATTATCTGGTGGTGGAGTAGGAGCATCAGTACCTGCTGATTTTTCCACAGAACCAGTAACAGCTCCACCATAAAAGTATTCATAGTAAGATTGTTTCTTAGCAGAAATATCTGGAGAATTAACACCAACTGCCTTCTTAGCAGCAAAGAAATATCCAGGATTATCTGTTGGACTTACGCCTTTTGGTACACGATCTTTAATATAAAGAGCAGCGACCATTGCTGAAACATTTAAATCATCATTAAGAGAATCAGGATTATTTAAAATGTCAATATTTAATCCAGCAGCCTTTGCTAGATCATTATATCGTTTGTAGTTACCACGACCAGTAAGTTGAATAAATCCACGACCATAATATTTACCACCATCTTCATCAGTTAAATTACCAAGGAAACCTTTACCACGTCTTGTTGGTCCATAGATAACACTGAAAAATTGTTCTCTTGTCAGTCCTTTTTTCTGAGCATCAGAATATTGTTGCGCATCGGCATCTGACAAGAAAGAGAAAATTTGTTTTATTCTAGAAACTGAATAATTATATCCCTCTAATTGAGGAATCCAAGTTGATTCACCACCAGCAATTCCAAGTAAAGCGCATTTCTGTTCTTTAGTTGTTAAACCAACAGCATCACAAGCAGCAATAAGTGCTTTAATACCTGCAGATGCTTTTGATTGATTTGTCGTAGATTTTGGCGGAGGAACAGTTGGTATTGAGTCATTAACAGGAGTAGAAGCAGGAGTTGCAGGAGTAGTTGATGATGCAGCAGGAGTAGTTGTAACAGGTTGTCCATTACCAGAAATTACTGGATTACCAGAACTATCTGTTAATACATTCGACGCTTTACTTTGATTAACAGCATCCAAATTAGTTGGCGCTGGTTTGAATGTAATAATGTTTTCGCCATACCCAGTAACTGCTTCGCTGATTGTAATTTTAGTGCCACTATCAACACTAACAATTGTACAATTACTTGATAATCCATATCCAACAACAAACATATTTGCTGTAAGACCAGTAGTCAAATCTGTTCTTCCAGTTGGATCAGTGAATGTTAATTGTTTACCATCAGTTGGACCAACAATAGTTGTTAATTGGATATCGGAAAGTTTAGCAGATGGGTTTACTGCAGTCTCACTTTCATCATTTGATATAGCAGTAGGAGTTTGTGGAATACCACCAACAGTACCAAGTATAACTGGTTGTTGCATATCGTGGTCAAGGAACATTACAATAACTGTTGTTCCTTCAACTGGACCAACAGGAGTATATCCAATACCATTCATAGCAGCAGAACCAATTGGTTGTACTGGTGTTGACCATGGTAAATCGTTTGTTGGTAACTGAGTCTTATCGTGAGTGTGTAGTCCTACGATACGAACTTGGCAACGACCAAGTTGTAATGGATCAGCTCTATTCTCAACTATTCCTGTATAAAACATTATTTTTTAGTCCCATCAATACTCTTTAATAGAGTGTCTTTTATTAGTTCCATATTACATTCGTGTCGATCACGAGTAATGTAATGATTAATAGCTGAAGCAATATAATTACCAGAAAACATATTATCAATAGTATCATCACCATTATCAGTTTTAGATGTTGGATCTACTTTATATAATGTAATTTTCATTTTTTGACCAACTGTATAATCACATCTTCCTGGAACAACAAGTTCTATTTTATTTGCTTCTGCGGCTTTCAATAAAGACAATCTTTGTTGTTCATTCTTATAATTTGTAGCATCACCAAAACCACTAAAATTTGCATTATCTCTTGGATAATTTATAAGCAAAGAATTTATTTTAAAAACAGAGTTTTGGCTGGCAATGTTATATTTGTTAAGATGATTTTGTTTATCAAAATTATCAAACATTGTAAAATTCTTGACGTTATATTGTTTCTTTGTTAAATCAAAAGAAACAATTTTAGAAGCAAATAATCCACTTCTAAGTCTATCCATGTAATCAAACCCAGTAGGAATGCTTATGTGATCGATTCTTTTATAATCTTCTTGTGGATTTTTAGCATCACTACCCATTGGTGTTGAATCTCTAGTATATTTGTCATATGTAAATTCAGCATATATATCATTATTATAAAGAGTATCTAAACTGGCAAAATAAAAACCATCTCTATTCTCAAAGAAAACATAACTTGGAGATCCATTTTTATTTACTGCCATATTAGTAGCATAATGTATTGCTTTTGCTGGAGACCAAAAGTTAGAAATAAATTTAATATCTTTTGCAGTCTGCTCAACCTGAACTCGTTTATTAGTTTCTAGACCATTAAAAGTATCAGTGGCCAAATACTTAACAATATCCGATGGTGCACCAGTAAATACTTTACTTACTTTTTTATTTAAATCAACAACAGCTTCCATTGAGATAAAATGTAATTGGTAAACTACATTTCGATCTCCAACCAATTCTCTATCTGTCAATTTGTAAATATAAAACTTTCCAGAAATATTACCAACCTTTAAAGATGGCGTTGATATTTGAAGTTCTAATGTTTCTTCACCAGCAAATGGAAAAAGATTAATCAAATCAAAAGATTCTTTTAATATTAATGACCCTGTTATAAATGGCGAAAACAAATCTTCATAATATGAGATAGCAATAACTTGAGGGGTTACTTCTTGAGACACACCTGATCTAGTGGTAATTAATACCTTCTCAATATTTACATCGCCAGCTTGGCGAAGAACTGAATCAGAATCTTGCATTACAATTGATCTTTATAATTTTTAAGAACTACACCAATTAGCTCAGGAGAAACAATTTTAATTCTACGTTTTGTTTCATTTAACGCTTCTTCATATTCTCTATTAGAAACCGATGTTGCTCCTGATATAGTTTGATCAACAATATATTGACCAGTTGAATCTACCCAGTGATGAATGACATCAGCATTTGCTCCATACTTATCAGAAATATATTGTTCAAGCGCAAGATAATTCATTGGAAAATCTGCTCTGTAATCATACATATCATTGGCAAGCATTATAATCCAATGATATTCTGACGTACCATAAATTTTATCTGATATTACTTCAGGCGTCTCACCATCAACAATATCATAATAATCGTATACTGTAATATTAGAAAGAATATCTTTTCTAAACTTGATATTTCTAGTAATATCAGTCATTATAAATGCTTCAGTACTGTTACCTATTTGGTAATCATAAAGCATTTTTGGAAAATTTTCAAAATACATTATAGACCATCCTTAACTTTATCTTTGGTCAATAGAGCCAATTCACGGAACTGTAGTTGAATATCAATTTGAGTCGGCATGCCATCAGGGAATGTTGTGAACATTCCATTTGGAGTATAATTTACATGCATATTAGTTAAAACAGCAGAAGTGTGGCGATGTAAATTTAAATTTTCTTGCCCACCATTATAATAAAAAATATCAAATTCAGAAGGATAAATGTACAAGAAATTATTGGCATCTTTAAATTCAGGATGCATATGATATTTAAATTGTTGAATAATATTCAACACGTGGTTTGCTTCTGTTGAATTTGTAGGGAAAAATTTATAATTGAAACTAAATGTTCTAAAATCAACACCCTTAAAAACCTGCTCTTTCTTTGGATTCGCAGCAAGACCCAACGCAGCAGAATTGGCACCAGCATTTGGACCTTTAGATAAAGCAAGGTTTGCTAAAATAGCAGCACCAACTCCAGTTGCGTCTGAACTTTTGCTTTTTGGGTTTAATGCTTTTGCTATCTCTCCTCCACCTGCAGCAGCCATGGCCAAAGTAGCAGTGTCTTCCTCAGACCACTGAACACCATATGTTATAGATAAATCATTTGGTATATGTAAGGCAATCGCAGTTTTTAAACGCTTATTTGCTCTTGTGGTTTTAATAGAGTCGCTACTTAAAATTTTTCCAACTGCAGCTCCAGTTACAGCTCCAGCTGCAGCTCCCTTTGCTGCGCCCTTAACATCACCTGTTAATAAACCACCACCAACAGCACCTTCTACAGCTCCAGCAGTTGCATTGGCTGAAGTCAAGTTATTACCAATATTTTGACCGACTAAATCACCTTGATCTCTTGGTGTTAGATTCTCAACAGCAACACTTGGATCATTGGCGTACAATTTACCATCTTGGGAAACATTTATATAAAAAATAACATAATTCCCACCATATCGACCATCAGGTGCCATTAAGTCTGCTGGATATGACCAATTACCAATATCATATTTACCACCCTCAAATACCGTTGCATCACCTCGTGGTGTATACGTACTTGGTGGTGGGTTTGGAGTTGCTGGAGCAGCTGCATTAGCAGCTGGTGCAGGCGTAGTAGTTGTTTCTGCCATATTTTCTCTAAATAGTGTTAATTACTGTTCCTATTACCTTATTTATGTTCCATAAAAGATTATATAAACCTTTTCATCCAGAAAAATACGCTGGCAATCCAACAAATATCATAATGAGATCTAGTTGGGAAACTAGATTTGCCAACTGGTGCGATCAAAACCCAAGTATATTAAAATGGAGTTCAGAGGAAACTATTATCCCATATCTGTGTCCAACAGATAATAAAATTCATCGTTATTTCGTTGATTTTAACATTCAAGTAGCTCAACGAGGTGGAACAATAAAACGCTATTTGGTTGAGGTTAAACCTGCAAAATATTGTATTCCACCAGAATATCCTGGAAGACAAACAAAGAAATATATCACAGAATCGATGATATATATCAAAAATCAAGCTAAATGGGCTGCTGCAACCGAATATTGTAAAGATCGCGGATGGGAATTTAAGATTATAACAGAGAAAGAACTTGGGCTCTGATAACCTAAATAACATATATGGCATCTAAGAAACCAATCCAAGACGTATTCGACCAAAATAAATATGATCTCCTTACTGCTGTAAAGAGATCTAGAAGCTGGTTTGAAAAACAAGTTGCTGCAATGGCTCAGCAGGGAATAACACCACAAAAAGTTTTAAAGGGAGAACCTACTGATCTTAAAACTAATATTGTTCCTGGCAGCTTGTATATGTATATTTATGACCCAAAATTAAAAGAAGAACTACCATATTATGATAGATTTCCTTTGGTATTTCCATTTAGAAAAGTTCAAGGTGGGTTTCTTGGTTTAAATATGCATTATTTACCATATGATTTACGTATCAAATTATTGGATAATTTATTGGTTTTTAAAAATAATGCTCGCTGGGATGAAACTACAAAGATTAAATATAGTTGGGCATTAATTGATGGTGTTTCAAGATTTGCTGCGGCAAAACCTTGCGTAAAACATTATCTATCTGGTCATGTTAGAAGTCAGTTCAGACAAATATATTCTGAAGATTGGGCGACTGCTATGTTGCTTCCAGTTGAAAGATTTGTCGGAGCATCTAAACAACAAGTCTGGGCAGATTCCAGAAGAATTATAAGAAAAGCATAATGGCAAATTTAAACGATTTTATTGCTCAAGTAAAACAAAATGGAATGGCAAGAACAAACAGATTTGCTGTTGAGTTTGCGCTACCAAACAGTCTTCAAGGGTTTGATCTTAATTCATTAAGAACTGCATTGTTATTTTGCGATCAAGTCCAGTTACCTGGACTGAACATTAATACAACTGATACTAGATCATTTGGAGAAGTTAGAAAAGCTCCATATGAAAAATTGTTTGAAGATATTAACATGTCTTTTTATGTTGATAAAGACATGGTAATAAAAGATCTTTTTGATACATGGCATGATTCTATTATGGATAGAAACACAAGAACTTTTGAATATTATGATAACTATGTTACGCCAATAACAATTTATGTGCAAGATATAAACGATAATAACACATATACTGTAATGTTATACGAAGCATTTCCGAAAAGCATCGGAGCAGTTCAATTAGATTATGCTGCTAAAGATGTAATGAAATTGTCTGTTAATTTTGCCTATAAAAATTGGATATCATTCCCAAGCGTAAACGGAACTTCCGTTGCAACACCAGATGGTCATCAAACCACGTTTGCCGTCAATCCATATAATGGGATTACTTCAAATGGATATGTTCAACACCAAACAGATTTTCCAGTTAGTCCATACGCTGATGTAACATCAAATGGATATAGTCCTGTAAATACATTTGCAACTAATTTACAGAATTTCGCGATAGGAGCAGCAGGATCTGCTCTTGTTACTAGATTACCTAATTTATTAAAGTTTTAATATGTCAAAGTCAAAGTCAGAAAAAGAAAAAGAAGATTGGATGAATTCTAAGTGGCGTCCAATGATGGGTTGGATGTATATGTTTATCTGTTTATTAGATATGGCAGTATTCCCAATTCTTTGGTCTTTGCTACAAGCAATTCAACATCAACCAATTACGCAGTGGAATCCATTAACGCTACAAGGTGCAGGTTTATTTCATATCGCTATGGGTGCTATTCTGGGTATCTCTGCTTACGGTAGAACTCAAGAGAAATTAAATGGAGCAAACAATGGCGGATTGGCACCAGCAAACTTACCTTCAAGCATCCCAACAGCACCTAGCGTATCTGCGCCAGTCTCAACAACAGCTACCCCAGCCTCAGTTGCAGCAACAATACCTTCTACAAACGCAGCTGGAAGCACACCTCCTACATTTGGAATGCCAAAACCCCCAATTCCAAAACCAATGATAAATACAGGTAATTAAAATATGAAAATAGATGATTCGTTATCAGAGGTATTTGATGTGATCCCTCAAGAAAAACCAAAAACTGAAGTGATTGATAATAGCACTGGTGAGATTATACAAACACCAGAAACAAAAATCGACAATGATTATGAAACCGCAAGAGATAACTTACGTGAGTTATTAACTACTGGGCAGAATGCTTTATATTCTGCTTTAGAAGTAGCTAAGCAGTCTGAACATCCACGTGCATTTGAAGTTGTGGGTAATCTTATGAAACAACTGGCTGATGTTAACCAACAACTTATGGATATACATCAACAAAAACAGAAACTTGACGGTAAAACTGGCAAGGCTGATAAAGTGACCAACAATGCTATCTTTGTAGGTAGCACTGCTGAATTGAGTAAAATGATTAAGAAAATGCAAGGAGAATAGTAATGGCATTACCAGTGATGAGTACACCAACATATAATTTGGTGATTCCTTCTTCTAAGAAAGGTGTGAAGTATAGACCATTCTTGGTAAAAGAGGAAAAGGCATTATTAATTGCTCAACAGAGCGAAGATATTGTTATTATGGTTGATACATTAAAGTCTATTGTGGCTTCTTGTATTATTGATAAAATTGATACTGATAGTTTAGCCACATTTGATCTTGAGTATATTTTTACTCAAATCCGTGGTAAATCTGTTGGAGAAAAGATTGATTTATTATTTCCATGTGATAATGAACATGGCGATCAAAATGAAAAAGCAAAGGTTAAAATTACAATTGATCTTACGCAAATTCAAGTAGAGTTTCCAGAAGATCATACTAACAAAATTGCATTATTTGACAGTGTTGGAGTTGTAATGAAATATCCAACAATTGAAATTATGTCTAAGTTAGAAAGGGTTGATAATGATGATCTTGAAAATATCTTTGATATTATCGCTGATTGTATTGATTATATCTACGAAGGCGATAAGATTCACTATTCAAAAGAACAGAAGAAAGAAGAACTGGTAGAGTTCTTAAACAACTTAAATTCTACTCAGTTTATGAATATCCAAAAATTCTTCACTACGATGCCAAGGATTAAGAAGGAAGTTGAATACGACTGCCCGATTTGCCAAAAACATCATAAGAAGACTTTGGAGGGCATGCAAAGTTTTTTTTAGTTAATCTCTGCCATGAGAGTTTGGTGAATTATTATAAATTAAATTTCGCCTTACTGCAGTACCACAAATACTCCTTAGCAGAGATTGAAGATATGATACCCTTTGAGCGTGAAGTGTATGTTGCCATGTTAATTAACTATCTGGAAGAAGAAAAGAAAAGATTAGAATCTAAAAAGAGAATGTAAAATGGCAAAACCACAAATGAACGTCCACGTAAGTTCAAGCGATTTTAAAAATCTGCTTGCAGCACAACAACAATCATTGGGCGAATTAACTTCAATTAAAAAATTAATTGAGTTATCAAGAGATCATGAGAAACTACAAAAAGCAACTGGTGGGGCAGATAGTCAAAAGATTCAAGAGGAAATTCTTTCTCAGTTAAAAGAACAAACAAAGAATAGCAGAAAATATTACAAAACACAAGCAGAGTTTCAAGCTGAATGGGATAAAGAAACCAAAGATATTGCTGACATGGTAAAGGGTATGAAGTCAGTTAAAACTCTTGGTGAAAAGTTCAAAGACAGCGTTTCTGGTGTTAAAGAAAAATATGGAATTGCCAATGGTGGTTTAAAACGAACTGTTCTTGGTGCAATGAATGTTGGTGGTATCTTTAATAAAACTCTCGACAGAGATAAGTTTGTTGAACAACAAAAGGCACTTGGCGCAAAAGCAATGCCAAATGAATCTTCAGCAGATTTTAAGAAAAGACTCAAAGAAGATTATAAAGGTGCTCGTCAATCAAAAAATAAAATTACCGATAATGAGAAAACTATACAAGCACACATGGCTAAAGCAGGAACCACTGATGAAGAATTCTTAAAGGGTGAAAGTCCTGAGTTTGCTGCATTGTTAGAAAAACGACAAGCACACACTGAAGAACTGGGTAAATATGATAGAAGCACAAGACAGTTTAGTCCTGACAAAAAGAATGCTGAACTGGCTGGTCTATTACCTCAGCAACAATTTCAACCTGCAGCTGGAATTTCCAACCCTGTTGCTGGTTTAGGAGCAACTGCAGCAAAAGCACCAAGCGCAACAGCTACTGCAGCTGAATCGTTGCAAGGTGCTGAGGCAGCAGAAGAAGGACAGCGTGAAGCTGAAAAGGAAACTGAACTTCTATCAAAGATTGAAGAAAATACTAGAGGTGGTGAAGGTAAAGATAAGGAAATTAAAGAAGAAAAGAAACCAGAAGGTGGTGGATTACTTGATACAATTATGAGTTTCTTGGGTAAAGGTTTAATTAATGCATTTAAATCTTTGTTTAATCCAGGAACTATACTTAAATCTCTTGGTAAAATATTTGCTATCGGTATGATCGTTGGTGTTTTATTTGAAGGTATTATGGATGGTTTCGATGAGTTTATGAAAACAGGCGATATTGGTAAAGCACTTATAGCTGGGCTTGCTGGTATAGTTGATTTCTTAACCTTTGGATTGTTTGATAAAGACGCAATCAAAGAAGTAATTGGAGATTTTAGTAAATGGATAGGAGATCACCTTATTAAACCATTTACAGATTTTATTGGTGGTATTAAAGATTCGTTCATGTCTTTAATTGAAAACATTGGAATACCAGAAATAAAATTTAAAATACCTGTTGTTGGAAAAGAAGTTAGCATTGGTCCATTTTATCCATTCAAACCAGATGCAGAATCTTCAAATAAACAACCTGAAGCAGCAACCCCACCACAAGAAGGTAATGTTGTTGAACAAAAATCTGCTGAGAATGCTGATGCTGCCGCAACACCTGCTGCAAACAATAATACTAGTGTGGTAAATGCACCAGTAACAACTAATAATTCAACTACTCAAGTTATTAAATCACCAATACGTAACCAAGAATCTTCCGTAAGTAGTTACGTAGCAAAAAGATACGCATAAAAAAGGGAGCCGAGCTCCCTTTTCAACCATCTAGCTCAATTATTCTTCTCGAGCAATTTTCTGGAAATAAGACATTACATCTTCATCGTCATCTTCTGGCATTGAAGCCTTTGGAGCAGGTGCTGGTTTAGATGCAATCTTAGGCGCAGAAGCAACTGGCAATTCATCTTCATCAACAGATGCTGCTGACTTAGCAGTATATGCATCACCAGAAAGAACCTGTTCAAGTTTTTTCTTCAACTCATCATAAGATTTGAAATTCTTACGATCAGTGAATTCAGACAACTTATGTTGTGCATTAACAATTGCCACCAATTCCTCATCGGAACCTGCAGCTGGGCATTGGTCAGAGAATACTGACTCATCATAGTTAGCATAACCATCTTTCTTACGCATACGCAATTTAAAGTTTGCGCCTTCCCATAAGTCAAACACATTCACTGGTGTTTCGTCTTCAAAAGTTGGACGAGCCTTGTCCATAATCTTATCAAAGATTTTCTTACCAAATTTAAACAGTTTAACCTGTCCTTCGTTCTCAGGATGTTTTGGATCAGAAACGATCAAGACATTTGCGATAAAACTCAACTTACGTTTTTGTTTACGAGCAATCTCTTTGTTTGCATCAGAACCAGAGTTCCAAAGCATGGTGTTCATTTCACCTACTGGATCATTTTCACCAAGAGTTGTTAGGGAGTTCTCGATATACCACTTACCAGTTGGACCCTGGAAGCCATGACTGAAGATACGAACCCAAGGAAGTTCATCACCTTCGACACGTGGTAGGAATCGGATTGTTGCTGTGCCATTGCCAGCTTTGTCGCCCTCTAGACGCCAGAATCGGTCATCGTCATATGACTTCTTTTCGCCTGATTGGGGATTTGAGATTTTATCGAATTCTCCAGCGATTTTGCTGAAGTCTTGATTGCGCATTTTACGGAGTGTTTGAATATCCATTTTATTTCCTTGTATTAGTATTTACGGTTTATGTTTAGTATGTTGTATTTCTATATTATCATTCAATTCAATTTCGTCATCAAAGACGTCATCTTCAAAATCATAATCTTCTTCAACATAGTTATTTAGCGTTCTCATACCTCCTGTTTTTTTACCATTGGTATGTCTAGCAGTTTTACCTGAACGCTTACTAGAATTCTCATCATCAAAAGATTTTGATGCTTTATAATATGTACGACCCATTTCAGTCTAATTCTTCTACAAAATGTTTAAAGATTTGCCCAAGTTTTATTTTATCGTATTTAACGAATCCAGTCAACTTTTTTATTCGCAATAATTCAGCACCCCAAATATGTTGCACAGTAGGATTACTTATCCAATGTTCAACAACATGATCCAATTCATTTACAATTACAAGGGTTTCTATCGATATCTTACCACCCAAGAATAATTTTAATGATGCAGGATATTCATTATTTTTAAAATCAAAAATACTAGAAGTATGTAGTTTATTTACATCAACATAAGTCAATAAACTAGCCAAATCGTCAATAAAAATACGACTTATACTTTGCTTTCTTTTATTCCATTCAAGAAGATTATCATCAGCTTCCTGACCTGCATAAATTGCAGACTCATTACCATAGGCAAAATTAGCAACAAAGAACTGAATAATTTCTCGATCTGAGTTAAACTTTCTCGCCAGTTTCTCAAAAATATATCTGTCATTACGAGCATTAAATGCTTCACGTGAACCTTTTACGTTTCCTCGATTTTCGAAGACGTTAAATTTTTCAGAGGTAAAATGTAATTTAATTGCTAGGTAATAACGGTATGCTTTAAATCCGTCCATATCAAATATCTAGTTTTGCCTTTTTTGGCAAATAATTCTCATCTTGAAAATTTACTTCTAATTTATCTTTAAGAGATTTATTTACAAGTTTAGCAATATCCTCTGGTTCAATAAAGTTTTCTTTACAATATTGAAGAACTGCTTCCATGTAACTAATTTTCTTTTCGTGAACGATCTGTTCAATATGCATTGAAAAATCATTTGATGATTTAAACATTTTTCTTTATCCAATATTCACAATTACGAATTTCTTGACAAACCTTACTATACTTCTCAGATTCTTTTTTAAACAATTTCCAGATAGGTGTGTTTGGATTTTCAGGATCCATTTTACGTTCAAATTTATCCAAATACATTGTAAAGAATTTACCGAGTTTCATTTTCTCAATAAGAAGTTCTTGACGTTTTGCTTTGTAATCCATAATATATTATACCTTGTTTAGTTTTGTATGTCAAGTTTTATTTTAGAAATAATATCATTTGCATCTTTGTAATCAGAATTCTCAAGAAGACGTTCAACAATATCTAGATTATTTGGATTTGGTTCATATAAACTAGCCAATTGTTTTGCATTTATTTTAATAAATGCAGAGTCTTTTGGTTCCATTAATTCCTCCGCATCGTTGCGATTGCAACAGCTTCTTCATCGCTAAAGATTGGAACAGCATTTGATTTATGCATAGTACCAATACCTTTAACCTTTGTTCCAGTATAAACTGGATTTGGTTTTACTGGGCATGGACCACCACTAAATGGAAGACTCGGAATCTTAGGTGTCTCACGACAAGCAGGTTTTCCAAGCGAGTATACATCACTGAGTGATTGCTTTGGCGTCACAATCGTCTTTGTGGCATACTTCTTTTTTAATGCTTCCCAAGAAGCATCTAACTCACGCTGTCTAGCGTTTGGTTTGCGTTTTTTGGATTTTCCAGGAGAGGTAAAAATCATTTGCATAATTTAATAAAAGAGTCAATCACAGTATATATTATACCCTAAAATAAAATCAAAGTAAAGCGATTTTTGATAAAACCTTCAGAAATATAGGGTTATTTTGACTTGGAAGCGTAGATACTGCAAATAGGATCTTGAGACTTATATGCACAGCGGACTGCAATTGGGTCGATGCCCTTTACAATTGCAGACTCAATATTTCTCTCCATAGATTTTAATTCTGCGTATTGATTAAAACTAAATGCTCCAACAACTGAAAGAAAACCAATTAAAATTGCAAGAATAAACACTTTATCATTTTCCATTTAATTCTCCTTAATTACCAACTACCATCATCAATAACAAGCCGAATCGAAATTGGACCTAATGTCAAATACAAACTGTACATTGACGGATCCATATCGTTTGGTTTATTAAACTCTTTATGAAATCTCCAATGATATGGATTTACTGCAAGAGAAACCCATATACCAGAATACTTAAGATAATTCTTTAACTGCATCACATAATCCCATTTTCTTTGCTTCAATCGCACTTAACCAAATATCCTGAGGTGGAAGCAACATCTCACGAATTTCCGCTTCTTTTAAACCAGTACATTTTTTATAATGAGCAATCATTTTCTTTGTTGTTAAATCAAATTCTTTAACAGTTGCAAACAACTCATGCTCTTTACCAATTGCACCCCATGAATATTGATGGGATAAAATTGATGTGTTTGGAGTAAGAATTCGATGACCTGGACTTCCAGCAATAAAGATCATTAGACCAGCAGAAGCAACTTGACCAAGACCGATAGTTCTAATTGGAATTGCAGATCCACGCATTGTATCGATTAAAGCAAAAGCTGCATTTAAATCGCCACCTGGACTTGTGATAATTAAATTAAGAAGTTCTGGTCTTTCTTCAGCAAAGTTGGCTTCAAAGATCCACTCAACAGCGTTCTTAACACTATTAAGGGTTATCTCCTCCATCAGTAATAGAAAAGAATGTTTTGATTGTTCTTCCTTCAGTTGCAGATTCAGTTTTGACATCATAGTATTTACCACTCTCTTTATAAAATATATGTCTACCAATTACGGTAGTCTTCTCTAACTTCCACTTCGGATTAACATAATCTGCGTGATAATATAACGCACCTTTGGTTATATCTTTTAATTTCTCATAGTTAGCATAAACAAACAATGCTACATCTTTTGATTGTTGATATGCGACACTATCTTTGTTATTTTTGAATGGGGCGCATACCCAAGAGAATTGACAAACAGTTAAACCTTGCCAGAAGGTTTTTTGTTTAACAACTCCACATATATCTTTTGGAAATCGTGGATCTTGAGTTCTGTTAAGCGTAACCATTGCGACTGCTTTTTTACCATCTTCGGATTCATATCCTGCTTCATGGTAAATATTGTCTGCTAGACAATCAACTTCTTTTTGACTTTCCTTGGTTAATTGATTATAACCTACATCAAGTATTAATGAATCAGATAATGCATTTCTGGTTAGAAGTATTGCACAGATTCCTAATAATATAATTGGTATGTATATACGATATTTACGCATATAATCTCCTTTTTAGTTAAAAGAAAGAGAGCGGATGCTCTCTCTCAATCCCTATCAGGTGGACTTTTTGCTATTAGTCTTAGTATCTAGTGGGATGTTTGAAACGAAACCATTAAGGGTTTGAGCCTTTGCAATGATATCAGTTTCTGATGGATAAGTCGGGAATCCTGGATGTTCAGGTAACTCACCACCATTTAATTTAGCAATGTCTAACTTGGCATGCCAGTTATTGCTAATTACTTCACGCTTACCAAAATAATCTTCAGTTAGCATGTCTTTCGCCATTTTTAAAAGTTCAAGACGGATATGATACGCATTCATTACTGAATTTGTCATAAATTTTCCTTTGTCTGTGTGTTCCTTCTGGTTTTGGTTATTTCAGAAAGTTTCCTCTTGGTTTCCTCTGTATGAGGTTTTCCAGGGATATTTTGATGAGTCATGCTCATCTTTTCTTTAGTCTCTTGAGAATGTTTTCTTCCCTTAAAACCAACATTATTTAAAGAAATTTTTCTGCGAGTTTCTTCGCTTCTAACTTTTCCTGTTGCATCTGGAGGAACCTTACCACCAGAATTAATGTTCCAACCAATATTTCTTTTTGGTCTAAAACATTTTTCACGCATTAATGTACACTCATATGAACCAATAAAAAGAATATCCATCTTTATATTAGAATCTTTCTCAAATGCTTCTTTTAACAGCAAATTACCAGAACTATTTTTATGTTCCCGTAATCTTCGTTTTGGATCATTGGAAACCCCAATGTATCCATGTTCTGTTGGATCTAACTGGTTTTCATGGTGAATCCAGTAAACATATCCTATTTTCATTCTCACATCTCCTAAAAGTGAATTTAGTGTGATGTGTGATGTGATGTGTAGTTAATAAAATAGAACTTTTATTGAGAGTTCCCAACTCACTTATCATTTATAATCTAATAAAATTAAACTCTACTTCAGAATATTTGTTTTGAAGAGCATTCCAATGTTTTCTCCAAGCATCAATTCTTTGTTGTTCAGAATCTTTGTTAACATCATTAACATATGTACTTGTAAAACTTTCTACAGTATTAGTGAAGTAAGAATCGCAACCATATATGTCAATAACATCAACATACATATTTAGAACTATCGAAGCAGCAACATGCCCTGAACTATACATTTCTGGAACTTTATATTCAGTATCAATTATATTTACAGCATAACGATTCTCAATATAATCCTGAAATTTTAATTCACCTGCAGTTCTCCATGCTTGTTTAGTAACAAATACTTGATCTTCCTTACATTGAATTAAATTTGGTTTGGCAAACCATGCATGCATGATATTGCCATCCGTAATAACAGTACCATCAACAGTTGTCCAGGGAATATTACATCCCATAACATAATCATACCCTAGTTTACCTTTAAAGGCAAATCTAGATGGTCCATTGCACAATACTGCAGCTTTCATTACTCGGCGACCGCAACGATAAATTCTTCTTTGATCATAATGCGCTGAGCATCACCAATCTTAACAATCGCACCTTTGTTCCACTCAAGGTAAATAACATCACCGACTTTTACATCAGTGACGTCAGGACCAATGGCTAGAACAGTGCCAGTTTTTGATTGATCAAATCCAGCGCCTTCAAGAATAATACCAGACTGAGTAGTATTTTCTCGTTTGTTCTCTGCAATAAGAACAAACTTCTTCATTGGCTGAATATTCATATTAGAATGAATACTTTAGACTTGCTTGAACAGTATTACCATCAAATGCGCTTACGCGATCTTGACCGTATTGACGATAGAANTCAACACCTGCTTTAAAACCACCACCCAATGGAACAGATGCGCCAGCACCAACACGCAACGCATATCCGTCAGCAGTTGATCCTACGTTGTTCAAATATGATGCGCCAACCTTTGGTGTTAGAGTAACATTACCAAGTTTGTAGATATCATAACCAGCAACAACGCTGTATTTGTCTTGGTTATTTGCTGATTGATTCAAACGAGAAAATTCTCCCTCAACAGAAACTTTACCAAATTGCTCACCAGCAGTTACACCATAGTGAGAATGGTTTTTACCAGAATCTTGATGCGATTCATCTTTAGCACCAAATACTCCAACTTCAACAGCCTGAGCGACACCAAATGTTGCCAATAGTGCGATTAACAAAATACCTTTTTTCATATAACTCCTTAATTAATAAAATTGCTGACTGATTGGGTAATAAGGACAGTCAGCGAAACCTCAGGTCAAGTCAGCTTACGCTGCTAGAGCAATCTCAAATGGTGCGTAGTTGTCGTTGGCACCTGAACGTTGTCTTTGGTCTCCTCATAGCCTTAATGTAGATAATCGAACCTATACACCCCCATCATAACCCCTTTATATTTTTATATTCTAATCTAAGTTTTTTAAATTCTGTAATCCAATCATCTCGTTTTTCAACAAAAATTTGAGGATCTTCATTATCAACACCAACAAGAATTAACATCTTATTTATTGGTATTCCTGTTAATTCTTCAAACATAACCGCATATGCAGATGTTTGCATAAAATACCCATGAATCCAATCACGATTCTTTAATTTACTAGAAGTTTTAAAATCAATAATACAAAGTTTACCTTCATATTCTGCAATACAATCAACTGTTCCAGCAACTTCTAAATGATGAGAATATAGAGGAGATTCTAACGCATGTATATTATCTATTTTTTGTAGATGCGGTATTAGACTATTAAACAAATGTGTGTCGAACATGTCTGGTTCGACAGGTTTACCAAGTAACCAGTTTTCGCATAGATTATGAATTCGTGTTCCTCTACCACTGGCTTTTGCTGATATTTTGTTTGCTTCTTCTTCACCGACTTTTTTTCTCCATTCCATAATTGATTTTTTGGAGTGAAGTCCCGTAACTGTGGTAACGGAAGGATAGGATTTACCCGATGGAGTTTTATATAATCTTCCATCAAGAGTGTCGATACGTTCAAGTTTGGTAAAACCATGATCAATAAAGTTTGGCATTAACAGTATTCTACGATTTCTTTAAAGTATTCTTCACGTTGAGCCAAACCAAGGAAACCGCCATTAACATGTTCAGTTAACATTTTAATATCTTGAACATCAGCGTACTTGTTTAAATTGTGACTATGCCAGAACCAAATAGCAGACATCAACGCAGTATTAATATCAGTGTGTAAATAATCTGGATTATCAAGAATTGTTGCTGCGTCTTCAGCATACATTTCTTTCGCAAACTGTTCATATTCAGCTTTACCTGTTAATTGAATCGGTCCACGTCCACGATACTTGTAACCATCACCTGATATCTCATCACCATTACCCATGCGGTTTGCATAGATACGATTAGCGATTGCTTCTGGTTTATGCGCATAGTGTTCAGCGATTGACATATCATGATTAAAATGTGAACCGAAAGTTCTAATTAAACCTTCTGCTGAATAATTTAAGTTTTCTTCAAGACATGTCCAACCAGCGGACTCAACACCACACTGAGAAATAAAACCAGCAATTCGGTTTTGATTATCAATTTGATATTGTGGAAGAAGGGTTGTAAACGCTTCGATTAATCCGCTTGTAATTTTGCAGTGCGGGAAAATCTTTTGAAAGTGTTCTACTGTAATCATTGTTTATAAACACCATATGTTAGTAATTTTTCGGTTTCACTGAACCAAGAAATATCATTTAATGCATCTTTAAAAGACATACACTTAACAAAAGAAGAACCATCTTCAAGTATTTCAGCATATAGAAATTTATCAGTATCAGATAATTTTGTTTTTAAATAATTGTACCCATATGGTGCGCTTAATTTTTCAAAACTATTTAAATCTGATGTGATTAATCCAACAGAAAATCCAAGTTTTATATCATCAACTACATCATAAAAAGATTTTGTGGCATCCTGTTTTCTAGCAGGAACACCAACACGAACTATCTCATACATTATTTCTTAACATCCTCGTAATCTTCGTATTTTAATTTAGCCAAAATATAATCTTTGACCAGCGATGAACGAACAATATCATCTACGGTAAATTCAATTTGAGTAAATGCCTTCATATGTTGGGCAATATCAAAAAACTTTAGAATACCAGTGACATCATTCTTCCTTTTATTTAGATCAGTTTGACGATAATCTCCGCACCAAATAATTTTAGACATATGACCAACACGAGTCATAACTGTATCAATTTCTTCATATGTCAAATTCTGCATCTCATCAACAATAATGATTGCGTTATCAAAAGACATACCACGAATAAAGGAAGTAGAGATAAAACTAATATGTCCTTGTTCTTCTAATCTATCCCAAGCATCTTTACGATCAAATAGTTGGTGGCAAATTTGACGATATGGTTGTTGGTAAATATCCATCTTTTCACCAACATCACCTGGAAGATGACCAATCTCACGAGATTGAACTGCTGAACGAACAACAATAATTTTATTGAATGGATTGCTTTTATCTAAGACTTCTTCTATCGCTTTATATAACGCAATAAATGTTTTACCTGTACCAGCAACACCATGAAGTGCTACGAAATAATCTCCACGTTTATATGCATCAAAAAATATTTTTTGATTATCAGTTAATGGCTGAAATGTTTTTAAATTGTCTAATCTAATCTTTAATTGATTATTTGCAATTGGTTTTGGTTCACGTTCTTCATTATTAATTTCTTGTTGTTTTTTGGAAGATGCGCGAGGTGCCATTGGTTTCCTTAAATTTGTGAAGATGTTTTATTTAATTGGCTGCCTGGAGTTCGTTCATGTATTTTTTGCAATACCTCCTTGAAGCCAGTATCCATTTTGCGCACGCCTACTCTAACAGGATCGCATATCATTGGAGCCTGAATTATTGTTTCTAGATGGGGATTCTCGACACGGAATGTGTCGAGTTTTGAGATTGACATAAACTCTTCAATCACTTCACCTGTTTCTACATTACGAAATTTATATGTTGGCATAATATCTCCTTACTAATGTATTTAGTTTAGAAATATGCTATCCATTTCGGTATTTCTCTATTTTTCCAGGAGAACATGCGTGTTTTATCTCCAAGATAATAGTTGTGATATGATGTTAAAGAATCACCATTAACTTTGTATTCATCAGGCATGGCTGGAGTTGGTTCAGACCATTTACCTTCAGGTAAATTTTTAGGAATGTTATTTTTTAACAATTGCATTAAACCAGTTTGTTCAACTTTATGTGTTTTTTCATAACGATAGGTGTATTCGCCGCACAATTCTTCAAGTAACTCTGCAAGCCACATATAATTTGCAACTGATTTTCTTACCCAAATTGCTGAAGGATGGTTGATATGAGTAGCAGAATACAACACAGAGTCAAGGGAAGAATTAAGAGTATAGGTTTGTCTTTTTCGTCCTGAATCTGAAAGAGTAATACTAAGAGTGCCATCAAGAACACGATGAGCGGTACTGAGTAGTTGGGCATATTCAAGAATCATCTTTACACAGTGTTTATCGACATGCATTTCTGCACATTTTTGAGGATTTCTATCAAGATAAAAAATATTAATTTTTATTCCACCTGTACCAATCGGTAGCCCAAGCTACCGCTGGTGTACCAAACATAAACAAAAGAAAGAGTATAATTAGTACCATAACACCCTAATCAATCCGATAGAGTCAATTGTTACTAACAAGAGGTAGTTAGCAAGCATCCCAAATGATTTCCGAGTATAAGAAGCCCAAGCGTACATAGAGCACCCACTAATCCACAAAGGATACATAATATGTAAAGGTGGATTGGGTACTGTGAGAGCCATGGTGAGTGAACAACCAATCGAGACAGCCCAAGCAAGGAGCTCAATAAAAAAACGAAAACGATTAGTTCGATAATCATCTTTAATCCATTCTAAAGTATTTTCAAAAATATCAAGCATTGAGGTGATCCAAAATCATAATTTGCCGAAAAGTTGCATCTAAAATACGAATAGTTTCTGAAGAATTCGTATGAAGGATACCGTGCCCCCCAGCGTCAATGAATGGACCAATACAACCAGCAGAATCATCAATGAGAATTGACCTTTTGTCAGCATATTTTGCTTTTTCTTCTTTCGAATGAACAAAATTTGCCTTGTATGGAATATTTGCAGCATCGAGCCAACGCAATTTTTGAATTTTTGCTTCATTTGCTTGCTGAGACTCATTACCCATTAAAGTTAGAATTTCAATCTTTACAGTTTGTAATTTAGACACATGATTGAGCAATTCTTGAGCATCTGGCATAAAATCCAGCTTTTCAAAGATCTTATGCTCCATAACAGACCATCGAAACTTTTTTCGATCTTCTAATTTTGGGTTAAGTTTAGAATATTCCTTGTTGAAGTCAGCAAGGACGCCATCCATATCAAGATAAAGTGTAATCATAATGATATTATACCTGATTTTTTCATAAAAGTCAAGTTATTTCACGAATTTTTCAAAATTTGGTGGTTTCCAACCCTCTGGTTTGAGAATTTTTCCATCTTCACGACGAATAACCTTGCCAGTAACAGGGTCAATCTTGATTAAATTGGATTTTGCACCTTCATCCCATGCTGCTTCACAGTCCCAACCACGTGATTTCATATACCCAACGATAACCCACATCATGTCAAAGCATGCATCGAGGATTTCTGCGTCATCGTTGGCATGCGACGCTTCAATATACTCTTGAAATTCTTCAACAATGAGTTTATGATATAATGCTGAAAGTTCATTCGGTCCAGTTGGAGTATTTGCGTGTTTTTGACCGCATGCTTGAAGAAAAACTTCAACGTCTGTAAATACTTTTGTCATTTGTTTCTTTCTGTATCGTAATAATATTTCGAATGTTCTTTATTTTTAGATAAAGTCCAAGATCCATCTTTATTGTCAGTCCAATAAATTGTATCTCCAATGTTCCAACCTGCCTCAACAAGAAGATCTTCAGGAAAGGGGATAACTAAATCCCCTGTCTCTTTGTCTTCTTCAACTGTAATTGTCCATGTCATAGTTCAACTACCTTTAAAGTGAAATTAGAAAGTTCTTCATATCCATCGTAACCACGTGGATTACAAACAATACGAGTACGACCGATCATGTAATCAAAAAGTTCATGAGTATGACCATGAGTCCATAATTTAATTTGTGGACGATCAAGAATAAACTCAGAAAGATCGCTATGATATCCACCACTCATAACCTGATCATCTTTATATCTTGGATGACATGAAGAATGAGAAGGTGTATGATGACCGATAACAACAACCTTTTGATCAACAGGAGTTTCTGAGATTACGTGTTTAAAATACTCAAGCGTTTTCTTGTGTTCCTCAACAGCATCTTGTGGAGAAAAACGAGCAGCACGAGTTTTAAATGTAACCTTGCCTTTACTATCTTTTTCTGGATCATACAAACGAGTTTCATGATCAACTTCTTCATAAACTCTGTATGTTACTTCACGATTGCTGTTATCAACGCAACGAAAATCATTCATCATACGTGTCATGGCATGAAGTGTAATTGGATCTTCTTTGTTCATATCTGTCCAAAGAGTACCACCGATAAAACGAACACCATCAATGTCAATGGTTTCTTTGTCAAGAATATGAAGATTCTTGAGGTAACCAAGTTTTGATTTTAGTTCAGAAATGGTATATTTAAAATCCCCATGATAATGTTCATGGTTACCAGCAACATAAAGAACAACAGGGAACTCCCGTATACAATTGCCAAAAAACTCATGGTAACGATCAGACTTACCAAAGCGCATGTTATCGGAAAGGAGAGGCTCATACTCCATAAGATCTTTAGCAACACAAATGTCGCCAGAAAGTATAAGCACATCAGCATTCTCTGTATTCTTTAATTTAACTGGTGTAAACTCAAGGTGCACATCACTGCATATTGCGATTTTCATATTATTCTTTCAAATAAAAATTATACCAACCAGTTACAATGGTTTTTTTTCTTTGGGTGAATTTCTTTCTCATTTACAAAATCATAAAGTAAATCATCAATTTTAAAACTTAGATCAATCAACTGTTCGTCTGTCATCTTCTTCTCGCTGTTTGTAGTATTTAAAAAGTCTCACACAGTTTGCAAATTGCCTTGGGTGATGATCTGGGTTTGGCAGTTCATTATTGAACCACTTCAACATCTCTTCGTAAAAGGCAATTACTTCTTCATCAGTCATGTTATAATTATACTCTTGTTTTTAATTAAAGTCAAGGGAATTCTGCTCGGACGTCTGACATCCATAATTGCATAATTTCTTGCAATTCCGTGGCTTCATCACCATTACAACCATAACGTAATTGCAAACATTTCGCTGCTACAGCAATACCATCTTTAAAAAGATCTTCAATTTCTTCATAGGTCCAATCAATACAATCATTTGCATCCATTGAATACCATGCAGACAATACTTGACTTTCTCTATCTGCTCCTGAGGAGTTGTTCCAGAATGTATACCAAGAACTACTGCCCCATCTACTGTAACTCATCCTTAATCCTTTTGTTTTGTTTTGACCTTTCGGATTTCCAAAAAGTACGTTTCCAATCTCTTAGATGCTTCCACCATTGAGGGGGACGAGCTAAATTCCCTTGTTTTACGTTGGCCATATAATTCTCCTCCGATGACGTCCAGAATCTTGTTGATACGTTTCACTGTTTTAAAGTTCCGAGCATAATCCTCAGGATGCAACCGATTATCATCCTTTGGATTCGCTTCCCATCGATCATTTTCACTCTGCAAATAATCTCGATAATCTGTCAATGTCAATCGAGTAATATTATTTGCTGTTTCCATATCAAGTTCTAGACCAGTCATGTTGCATCTCCATAATTTAAAGTTAAAAAGTCTGTATCTTCGGGTAGTACTTCAATGTATACATCATTGGCTCTACTTCGTTCAATCATATTGGTAAGAACACCAATACCATAACCAGTTTGCCCATATGATGTTTTACGGCATTCATACACGCCACCACTGGATCCATTGAATAACAACGAATCTCCCTCTTGGGTAACGCTTGTAATACCACTATTTAATTTCCAGTGATCCGCTCCAAGATAACCACCAGTCCAACAACCAAACACTCGGTAGTGAAAATCACTTACTTCCTTTACTCCGTTCTTGCCCAGCTTATATGTGGTAAGACTTACAACACACCAACGATCTGGTCTATAATCACTCATTTTATTTCCTTTTCAAAATTTTTCATACCTCTACTGGGAACGTAAATTACTATTCTTCCATCTACTGGGAGATCGAGATGGCAATATACCAAAGTAGCCTAATACTCCAGTAAACTCAAAACTGCATACATTACACTTATGTGGTCAAAACCTTCCACCGCTATAAAAAGAAGAACACCCAGTATAGGATGTCCCGTGAATACCAAGGCAACTATAAAACCAAAATGAGTATCATCCATTTCCTGGAAAGGTTTTTCACAAAATTTTTCTACGGGAAATTTTTTTCCAAGTGTGAATTTGAAAGTTATTGCATAAAAAGGGATTTACAATAACAAATGGGGGAGTTTACATAGCCCTGGGAGGCAGACCGACCACCTCTTCGCAATATAGATTTTAAATACCCCTACCCCCTCCTACGCCACA